ATCCCGGAGCCTTCGCCACCGTTAGCCCATGACAGCTTGAAGTCATCCAGCGCGACGGACGAAAGCCCACCGACAGAGAGGCCGAGCTCAGCCTCAAGCGGGAGAAGCGCCTGCGACACGAGCACGCACGCGAGCCGCTTGAGCTCCGCGGGCGGGGTGGAATAGCCCCACGTGAACGTCACGTCCACTGGGTCATCGCCGGACACGAGGATGTACCCAGGCCGATACGTGTAGTCGAGGGGTGACCCGTCGCGGACAACGGAGTCGACAGACACCACGGGCCACTGGGGCAGGTCCTCCCGCCCAGCAGACGGGTACGCGGTGTACGTCGACTGCTGGGCGGGGTAGACCTGTTGTGCGATCGTTTCACGAAGGAAGGCGCTCGCATCCTGGAGGAGAACTGTCACCCACTCTTCCTCCGCACTCGTGAAAGTGCGGTTCAGGCGAGATGCCAGATCACCAGCGGATGCGAACGCTTTCATTCGTTACTCCGATCAGGTTGCTCAGGAGGTCTTGACGCCGGCGATGACGAGCGCCGCCGGGCGAACGACCTTCGTGCCGAACACGTGCAGGCCCTTGAGCGCGTCACCGAAGCGCTTCTCGGGGCGGTACGCCTCAATCTCGAGGATCTGCTGCGCGAACGTGTGCGCGAGCGAGGAGCCGGCGACGATCTGCTTGTCAGCGCCAGCGGGGATGGTGACAGCAGTGTTGATGGTCGCGGAGTTCACGACCGACACGGTTGCCGTGCCACCGTCAGACGAAACAGCGGTGATGACCGCGTTCGTGCCGACTCCGGTACCGGTCGGCTTGAGGCCGATGTCCGACTGGCGGAACAGCTTGGTTGCCGACGTGATGGTCGAAGCGCCCGAAGTGCCAGCGGCGTCCGTGATCGAGTGGGTCGGGGCAACGGGGGCGTTGTTCGACTTGTAGATCTGGAAGCCCGCGGCCTGGCCGACGTTGCCGTTGTGGAGGGCATCGTTACCGGACTCGTTCTGCTTGATGAAGCGCGAGTCGAGCTGAAGCTTGCCGTACACGGCGGGCGGGAGGACGATCCAGCGCAGTTCCTCGGGGACGTTCGCCTGGTCGAGCGCGACCGACGCGGGCACGAGCACCTGGTCGTACACGTTCGTGGCGGTGCTCGAGGCGTCCACGACGCCGAGGCTGGTGCCAGCCGAAGCGACCATGCGGAGCGCGACGAGCTGGTCCGCCTTGTCGCGGAGGCCGAACGCGGCACGCTTGGTGGCCTCAGCCATCAGCCCGCCATCGTTGCGGACCTGAGCCTTGTCGATGTCATCGACCGCGAAGTTGAAGCTGTTCGCCTGGTCGATGGTGAGGATCTGCGCCGAGTCGGTCAGCGCCTCGGGAGCCGACAGGTCGGTGTCCTTCGAGTAGGCGGTGATCGTCGGGTCGCTGATGGCCTCGATCTGCACCGACGAACCGAAGGCCGAAATCTCGCCCTCATAGTCGGTGTTCGAGCAGGGTGCGCCAGCGTAGACGAGCGACTTCTGGAGGGTGTAGAGGATGTTTCCAGACCAGATCTTCGGCTGGAAGTTGGAAATGGTCATGTCTTGCCTTTCGGGCTAGTGTTTGATGCCGAGCAGGGTGTTGAACTGCCCCAGCGCGGTAGCGGCTGCGATCTGATGCGGAAGCATCCGGTCGAGATCCTGCTGAGTCAATTGGGCGGGGCCAGTCAGCTTGCCCTTCGCCCCCTGGTCTGCGGACCCGCCGAACCGCTGGGGTGTTCCCGCTGCGAGGTACGGCTTGGTCTTCAGTAGGGATGCGATTGCCTCAGCTATGGCGTCCGAGTCCACTTCGCCGTCGTCGTCCACGTAGTCAGCGGGGTTGAGGTACACGAGGGCATCGGCGGGGTCGGCCAGCTTGCCAATCGCAGCGGCCTTGAGCTCCGTCTTGGAGATGCGTTCGTTGGCTCTCTGATTCGCGGCGATTTCGCCCTCACGGCGTGCTGCGTCGAGTGCCTGTTCCTCAGCCGGCTTGTCTTTGCTGGCGAGTTCAGCGCGGAGCGCTTTGAGTTCGGCCTCTGCGGTCTTCCGTGCGAGCCGTTCGGCTTGCAGGGCCTTCTTCGCGCCCGCGTCGGGGTCAACTTCCGCTACCGCCTCGGTCGAGGTTTCGTCGGTCGCTTCATCCGTCACGGTGGTATCGGTTGACTCGTCCGTCACGGACTCATCGGTTGTCGTTGACATTGAGAAATCACTCCTCAGTTGGGGATAGAAAAGGCCCCATCACGGGGCCTGATGTCACCCCGCGGAGGGGTGGTTCCCGCTTCACGCGGAAAGTTCAAGGGGCTAGTCGGCCCGTCTGATAGTTGACGTATCCCTCGCGCTCGAGGAGGCGGATCGCATTCGTCCGTGTGCCGGCCTGCCGGTAGATGTCATCGACAGTCATCCGGGACGGGGTGCCGAAGCGCTTGTTGCCCTTCGCGGTGGCGAGGCCCCGCTGATTCACGTTCACGACACGGGACACGTCGGCACCATCGCGGATTGCCCGCGCACCGGTCTTCGTGAACGCCGCGTCCTGCTCCGCCGTCGACAGCGAGTTGAAATACTCGGTCGGGTCCGTCGTGGAATCGCCAGATAGTGACTCTGACGTGGGGATGTGGATGCAATCGCACCGCGGATGACGCCGAAAGCCCGCATTCCAGTGATAGAACTTCCCCGCGAGCACCACGCACCGCGCACACGAGGGCGGATTCAACATCCGCGTGTACCCCAGGCCCGTCCGCTGGATGATGTCGGCGTGGTACACCTGACGCCGTGTATCGGCGAGAGCCGTAAGCGTTGTGCCGACTAGCCATGAGCCGCCCTTGCCCAGCGCCTCCGCGATCGTGTCGCCAGCCTGAATCGCCATCTTTGAGACGATCACGGACTCATCGAGCAGCCCGATCATGGTTCGACCGTCCGGAGCGTCACGAATGAACCGCTCCGGAACCAGCGAACCCACCCCAGGAGCCGCTACGCCCGTCTCTGACAGCACAGACTCCGTGTAGGGGAGCGCCGCCTGCACCGAAGCGTTACGGCCCGTCTGAACGACTTGCAGCACTGCGACCGACTGAAACATCCAATCCGTTGTGAAGTCGGCACCAAGCCGACGCCACAACTTCTGGACGCTAGCCGCCGTTGTTGCCGAGATCCCCTGCTGCGTTCGGTACTGATCCAGGGATGCCTGAGGAACCATCGAGCCCCCTCATCGCCGCCGCGAGTTGCGGGTCGTTCAGTTCAGCCTGCTTCATCTGCATGATTCGGTCGATCTCGCTCGGAGACTTGCCGTCGAGCTCGAGGAGGTACTGGAACGGGTAGCCGATCTGACGCTTCTTGAGGAGCGCGTCCGCCATCTGCGACTCTGACCGAACCTCGCGGGACCGCCAGGTAACGTCCGCGAGCGAAACAGCCTTCGCGAGCTTCACGTCACCACGCACCAGCGCAGTGAGGCCGGCCAGGTCCCGGAGGAAGTCGTCAGCGACGAGAATGAACTCATCGGACTTCATTACCAGCGGGATTTCAGCCGCCTTCAGGCCCTCGCCGTTGACGTTCGACATTCCCGTCTTGGTGACCAGGTATGTCGGAGGCGTGCGCGTCTGCGACGAGATATGCCCAACGGCCTCACCGATCACGTTCGTGAAGATGTCGAGCGCAGCGGCCTTCCATGAATCGATCTTCGCGTTGTCGCCCGTGATGCTGATAAGGCGCTTCTCGCGAAGATCCTTCATCTCAACCGGACGCTTGCCGATCTGCTCGCCGGTCACCTTGTCGAGAATCGGGATCATCGGCGGGTCGGCGGACAGCATCACGCGGGCATCCATCGACGCATAGTCCGCGGACAGCATCAGGTAAGCCCACATGAGGTTGATGAAGTCCTGCATCGGCATCACGCCGGAGATCTCAGACACCGGGTCGCCCTTGAGCGTGGGGCGGTTCTGTAACTCGAGCACCGGAACCACGCCGAGAGGGTTGTCCACCATCCAGTCGGCGTCCCGCGGTTGCCAGCCGCCATCCGCCGCATAGTCAATGCGAGCCTGCTCCGCCTGAGACTGCCGGTCGTTCTTCGGCTTCTGCCGGGGGCGCTGGTATTTGAACAGCATGCTGGGCGTGTACAGGGTTGCGTACTCGTGTTCGCCGTCGACCCATGTCTTCAGTGCGGCGACACGCTTCGACGGGTTCTCCCAGTCGTACTCGATCTCCACATTCGACGGGTGCTCGAAAGTGATAACCGGGTCACCGTCAGAGTCGCCCCAGACGATCGCGAACGCCCGCCCCGTGGTGAGAGCAGCGATGACGCCCTGCGACATCTGCAAGTCAAACCGGTTGGCTCGG